GCGACGGCGGCGGACTGAGCGACGCCATAGGCGTTTTCGGCCTGATAGACGAAGGTCTTGTCGACCGGGTTGGTGACGGCGTTCATCGCGCATCCGGCCAAGCCGAAGGCGAGAAGCGCCGCCCCGATGAGGGCACGCATGATTGGTCCTTTCGATGTTGAAGAGGGTTAGTTGCCGCGCCAGATGTTGCGCACGGCCTTGATGGTGGAGACGGTCGCAAGAATGGTCGCCAGCGACAGCCAGATATAGATGAAGGGGGTCAAATCGACGGAGACGATCATGTCGTCACCATCTTGAGCGCAGCGGCTTCGACACGGGCGATACGCGCGGCCCATCCTTTTCCGAAGCGTCCCCAGGTCGGGAGCGTTTCGAGGAAGATCAGCCGGCTATTGCAGAGCTGCCTGACGAGCGTTGCCGTGTCTTTGCGCTTGACGGCAGCAAGGGTTTTTGGCCCAATCGAGCCGTCCACCGTGACGCCGATGAGCGACTGTAGAGCCTTCGCCGCCCGTCCCGGTCCGCTGTTCACAGCATAGTCAAAGGTCGCATAGTCCAAACCGCTCGGAAGCTGATCGCCGCAGATCGCGTTCCAGTAGTCCTTGCGGTAGATCGTGGCGAGATCGGCCTGCGAGATGTTCTTGAGGTCAGCAACCGTGGCGCCTGGCTTCATCAGCGCCCGATAGGTCGAAAGCGTAACGCCGTGGTTCGTTGCGCCACCGGGGTCCTGCAAATCATCGACAAAGCCGCCCTCGTCCGCGAGCACGAGCGAAAGCGCCCGCCCAAAGGTAGCGTCCATGATGGATGGTCTCCGGTGATGGTTTGTCTGGTCCGATGGCCAATCAGTTTGACCGTGGCGGCACGCTCGGCTAAGAATTTGCCGCACCGAATATTTAGAGCGCAGACAAGATGACATTCGCGGCAAAGACATTCCTCGGTCCCGCCACGGCAGAACTGCTCGACGTAGAATTTGTCGGCGCCCACGCCGCGAGCCTCGAGAAGACGGTTATTGCTATGGTCCTAGACGACGGGACGAAGCTTCACCTGACAGTGAGCAGAGATGTGCTCGCCAAGATGAAATCCCTGCTCGTGCGGCATGCAGAGCAGCGCCGTTCAGGCATGTACGATGACCGCTGTGATGAGTGACTATCTCGTTCTTTAAGCCGCGACAGCCTTGATCAGGGCGAAGTTCAGCACCGGCGCTTCCGATAGCGAGCCCGCCGTGATGTTCTCGACCGTCACCGTGAACGACCCAGTCGCAACCGCGGTCACCGCGGCTCGGTAGGCATTTGCCGTCCCGCCGCTGGCAACCGACACCACGACGATATCTGTTGCGGCCACCGCCGAGTCCGTCACCACGAAAGAGACCTTCGCCGCTGCTGCTAGAGCAGCATTATTCATTGTGATCTGACCGCTGACCTTGTTGAGCGTGACACCGGTCGACTTGCTGGTGGCCTGGGTGACGGCACCCCCGGCCCCTGTTGAATACCCAACGCCTCCGGTCGCACCCTTGGAACGCAGCGCAGCGCCGGCATAGACGTCGCCACCGCTGCCCATCAGCGTCATGTCGCCGTTGCCGACGATGGTGATAACCTGGGCAGCGCGGACGATGTCGTAGAAGAAGTAATTGTTCGATCCGTCGTTGCCCATCTGCCATTTAGATGTGCCGGCAGATTGGAAAGTCACCGTACCGTTCGCGGCGGCTATCGAGTTGATGAAGAAGTTGGTCGCCCCCGAGCCCTTGGCTAGAGTGAGCCCTGCCACGGTCAGGCTGTCGCCGGTTCCAATGGCGCCGACAGACATCAAGATCCACCGGCTATCGGTAGCGCTGTATTGGAGGGTGGCTACGGAGGTTCCGGCGCGCAGAACCACATCCACCCCAGCGGCCGTGAGGATACGGTTAGCCGCCGTCTGGCCCGTGTCCTCATTCTTGATGGTAAGGGCCTGCGAGGTCGAGTTATAAAGCCTCAGAAGTTGGCCGTCTGACCCGGCGGTGATGCCGCCGATGCTGAAGGCTGCCGTCGGACCCGCTATCCTCGCTGCATTGGCAAAACCGCTCACAGTCACGGTGCCGTTGGCGCCGTTTGCCAGCGTCATGGCCGCGTAGGGATAGCTGGCCTGCTCGATGACCAGCGGGCCGCCGATCTTCTGGCCGCCTTGGTACTTCATAAAGTAGCTGTAGAAACCTGCTCCAGAGAACGACACTGTCGGCGACGCATTGCTCGTAGCGACGACGTCGTTCGCCGTCGAATAGCCTCCCGCGATATTGAGGCTCTGCGATCCGTGCAGGTAGATCGTGCAACCGGACACGCCGAGCTGTCCTGTCGGGCTTTGGTCGATCACCTTCTGTGTGCTGACGTTCCACGAGTAAATATTGACCCTTGAGCCGCGCATGCCAGGATTATGGGCAGGCGCACCGTCGATGTAGATCAGTGACTCCGCATTGGTCCCGGCAATGTGGACTTCGAAATCCAGTACATCCAGCATCCGATCGCTGTAGGCGACCCGCTCGAAGCCTTCGACATTGCCGTTGAAGCGGCACCCATCTACCGTCCCGCCGTCTATCTTAACGGCGTACTTGTAGGTGCCCGAGGCGCGCAACCAGTAGCAGTCGTCGAAGCTGACCGCCGTCAGCGGGCCGTTCAGGTAGACGCCCTGATTGGACGAGCTCTTAAACGAGCACCCGAACTGGTTGACCAGGCTTGTCGACCACGATCCGGTTTCGATGGTGGTGAAACCAGAAGACACCCCGAACACATTTTGCGCCGTGACGACATAGGGATTGTCGGCCAGCAGGTAGCAGTCCTGCATGTTGAACAGTTCGGCGGCGTAGTTGTAGACCGCCACCGTGCCGTTGCTGCTGTTGGCCGTTCCGTCACTACCGAGACTGACAGTCACGCGCGTCATCGAACAGAACTGCGCGTACTGTGAGGTCGTCGAACGCGCGAAGAGTATGCCGATGGTCGACTTGCTGGACGCGCCGGCCTCAAGCTCCAGATCGCTGAACTCGATATATTGCGAGCCGGTGCAGTCGAACATGACACCAGACGTCTCGCCGATGATCTGCGTGCCGTTGGTTTCCCCGCGGCCTACGCCGACGAAGGCAACGCCGCCTGCCGACTTCCCGGTGACGTTGATCGCCGTCCCAATGAGATAGCTCTTCGCCGAAAACACGATCTTGCGAGCGCTGCTGTTGACGGCAGCCTGAATAGCCGCCGCGTCATCGGTCGTCCCGTCGCCCTTTGCGCCATACCACTCCGGGCGCACGCTCTCCGCATAGATCCTGACCCACGCGCCCGATGTCGAAGCGACCGATGAAGACTGGAGGAAGACGCCTTCCTGCGTGTCGAGCGTGATCTGCGAGGAATAATCTCCCGACATCCAGATAAAGATGCCTTCACGACCGGTCTCGGTCAGGTAGGCGACCGTCTGCTTGGTCGTGTCGAGAGCCTTTAATGCTGTCCTCGTGGCTACATAAGGGGCCGCATCGATATAGTTTCGTATGTCATCGACGTTTCCGAGGCCAACGATTGGCTTGCTGACGCTCGTGGAATCGACCGCGATGCCAATTCCCGCCTGCACAACGGCAACGGGCCCGGTGATGTCCACGAGGGGAACAATGTCAGACCACGTGCCCGTGCCGCCCAGCCGCCACTGTATCGCCGTTCCGCTGTTGCGAAACTCCGCCTGCAAAGGAGGAATGGCCGGCAAAACGCGGGCCCGTAGGATCGGGGTAGTCGAGCTGAACCGCAGACGGATAGGAGGAATCGTCATGCGAGACCTCCATCGATAACCGGCAGATCGGCGACGAAGATTTGCGTGGTGTTATTATCGCCATCTACTGCGACACATCCGACCTTGTAGGTCTGGCCGCGACAAAGAGTTCCCATCTGAGCCTTAGTGAAGCGCCATGCGATTTGGTTTGTCGCCGGGCGCGTCATCGTCCCGTCCGTTGTCGTCGCTGTCAGAAGCGCTTGGTCGCAATCGGTGATCTCGAGCGTGAACGTCAGCGCCGAGGCGTCGTAAGCCGCGTTCGTCGTGTCGTCCGTGAAATCGAGCGTCATCGCCCAATCCGCATCGTCAGTCGCGGCGGGAAAGACGCCGATATAAAAGCCAGCCATTTGCGCCCCTTAAAGTTTGATATACCAAGTGATGAGCACGCTCGGCTGCGCGTTGGCATGTGCCCCGCCGCCGCCCGTGTTGCTGTTGGTGCCGGTCGGCGTGCCGGCTGATACTGAGCTGGTCGAAGCATTGGCCGTCTGTGCGCCCTGGCCATCGGCAGCGACACCGCCGCCCGCGTCCTGGTTAAAGACGCCAAACGTATGGCTATGGGCTGTCAGCGCATCGCCAGTGAACGTGTGCGAGTGCGACGGCATTTCAGTCGTCGTCAACGTATGCGTACCTGCGCCGAGCGTGGCGCCGAGCGTCGATGTCGTCTCGCTGTTGTCGACCGTATTGCCGCTCAGCAGCGAACCTGCCGTGTTGCCCATGTCCGCGAGGCCGGCAAGGACACGTTCGCGATAATCCGGCAGTGCAATCGTCTTGTGTGCGGAGTAGTCGGAGGCGGCATTTGCCCCCCTGCCGCCGGAGACGGCCAGTGTGCTGTCCGCGCCCCATAGGAACGTGAAGAGAGCGGACGTGTCGGCATTCGCCCGCTCGGTCGCGCTCGAGGAGGCATCGCCGATGGTGCGGCCATTGCAGCGCACCCAGCCGGTATGAACTCCGGTCGAATGTCGCGCCTTCACGTCGCCCGTGGCGAAAAGCAGGGTGGTGTCGGTCGAGCCCGCGCTTGGCGGAACGTAAGTCGCGGACTGATAGACCGCGATTCCATCGTCATCGAACAGCACGGTCGAGCCCGTGGCGTCGGTCGCCCGCTGGCGATAAGCACCCGGGTTGGCGTTGAGGTAGATCGCCGGCCACTGCCCGCGGGAATTGGCTGCGATGCCTTGGCTCTGGTCGATGACCTGAGACAGCGCAGCATCGGAATAGACCGTCTGCGGCGTCGTCGTGCCTTCGTTGTAGAAGTAGAGCAGCGCACCGACGTAGGGAGCGCCGCTTTGGTCGAGGAACGGCACGCGCGACAGCGGCCACATCGATGCCGACATGGGAAAACCTCACGGGATTGTCTGTGGAGCGGGATGCGCCTATGTTCCGGCGCATGCCCGATATTGATCTTGAGCCCGGTGACTACCGGCCTGTCGGCGAGGCAAAACCTCGGTTGAACTGGTGGCAGCGGCTCAATGCGAAGCCTGCCAATTGGGACGAACCCGAGGCCCGAGCGTCACGCTGGATCATGGCGATCATCATGGGCTTGTCCCTGATGTGGATTCGTTCCCGCCACTGACGGTGATGTTGATCGGCGCCGGTCGCGACATTGCAGTCTGACCCGCTCGAACCGTGCCCTGCAAGCCGACCTCGAGCGCACGGATCGCCGCCTTGAACGCCGGACTCCACGTCGCGCTCTTGACCGCATTCTGCAGCGCCTTGGGATCGGAGCTGATCAGCATGTCGGCAACGCGCTGCATTACCTTCTGCTCGAATTTCTGGCCTAGCGCGCGAGCCCCGAGCCGGCCGAGCGCCAGGAACGTCGCGCCCGACGCCACCGACTGCATGTTCCAGTCGAGCGGGTTGAAGCTCATGCCGCTGCCGACGAACCCGCCACCCAGCCCGCCGAGTGCGCCAGAGGCGAGAAGCTGCCGCGCCGTGGTGGAGTTTCCGCTGACCGCCTGCCGCGTCATGTTCATGATGTCTTCGATGCGGACGAAATGCTCGAGCTGCGCCGCCGCATTCTTGCCCAGGGCTAATTCGACCTGAGCCCGCGCGGCCGGCGAACCGAACACCTGATCGATGACGTTCACCTTGTCGCGGACTGCTCCGATCTTGTCGATCAGTTCGGACGCGAAGCCGACGGCGAACGCCTTGCGCTCGGCCGGCGAGAACTGCGCATAGGCCTTGCGCGCCTCGGGCAGGTTGCCCTTGGTCATCGCGAACTTCTTGCCCGCATCGAGCGCGTCCTCGGCCCCGAAGAACCCCGCCGCGCCCCGGCGCGCCGCGGCGAACGACGGAACGGTCTTATCCAATTCGCCGAGCAATGCGGTTCGGAGATCCCCGAGCTGGCTTCCGAGCAGCTTGTCGCCGCCGTTATAGGCCCGCTCCGAGGCGGCCCGCAGGTTCCGCTGCACCACGTCCCAGAACGGCAGGTTCGGCAGCGACACCGCGCCTCCCGGTCCCTGGCGAAGGGCGATATTGCCCTGCGAATCGAACACGAACGGATTGCGGACGGCTTTGACGCCAGTGGTCGCGGCATCGTTCGCCGCCGTGCGCTCGGCGCCGCGGATCGCATTGATGAAATCCGGGGATTGGAACAGCTGCTTGATGCCGGGCGTCCAGATCGCCTGGGCGCGCGGATCGGCATAGGCCTTTCCGTAATTCGCGCTGTTCGCCTGCCGGGCCCCGCGGTCGATCGCCTCCTGCAGTGCCACGTCATTGGTCGCACCGCCGGTGATCCGGTTCACGAAGTCGGCGGCGCGCTGCGACTGTGTGGTAAAGCGCTGCTGCATCAGATCGCCGAGCGTCTGCTGAGCGGTCGGATCGCTGTTCGCCGCGGTGCGGGCGAGGTTGCGGACGCCTTCCCCATATCGATCGGCGTTGACGACGGGCTGGCCGTTGAGTGCTGCGGTTGCCTCATCGGTGGGCGTCATCGCGCGGCCGAGATTGGCGTCGTTCTGCGCGACTTTGCCGACCAGCGTTGAGGCGGCGCGATCGGGATTTACCGCGGCGTCGATGACCTGGCGGGCCCCCGTCGCGAGTTTCCCGGCGCCCTTGGCGATGAGATCACCAGCACCCGGAGCGACAAGGCCAGTCACGCCGCCAAACGCCGCGTCCTGCGCAATCTGTTCTGGCGAGCCGCCACGGGCGAAGCTATCGGCGCCGCTGATCGCCGCCTGCGTGCCGCCTGAGGCAAGCGAGCGCGCCAGCATCGGCACGGCGCTGTCCATGCCGAGCACTTTGGCCACGGCCGGAATCTCGCCTCCGATAGCGAAAGGGAGCACGTTTCCGGCCACGGTGCCCACGGTTGACGCGACCGGGTTCTGTTCGACCTGAGCCTGATCGGACGCGGCCACGTCCTGCGGGGAACGTCCCTGCACTGCGGCCTTGAGGTTTTCGAGGCCGCTCAGCAATGGCTCGCCGACGATCGGGAGTGCCCGCACGCCGGACGTGAAACCTGCACTCAGTTGATCGCCAATCGATTGCGGCTGCGGTGCGTCGAACTGGAACCCGGCCGGCAGCCCTGGCGAAGCGGGCGGCGAGTTCGCGGGAGCCGGCGGCGGCGCGGCGTCAAGCTGAAAGCCCGGCGGCAGCTGCGGCGCAGTCGGCGTCGCCGAGACAATGGTGATGCTACCCTTGTTCATTGCGTCGGCACCGGCTGGCCAGTCGCGGCATCAAGCCAGCGTCCGCCCTTGAAGACGATCTGCTGCTTGGTGGCCGGGTTGGTCGCGGTAGCGCCTTCCTGAACGCCCGAACCAGTGTTCTGGTTAGGCGGGGGAGCGGCGTTCCCGCTCGCTTCAGGATCGAGCGTGGCCGGATTGATCCCCATTTTGGATAGGGTCGACAACGACTGCGACGACAGGAAGCCGGGCAACTGCTGGCCACCCATGACCTTCTGATACTGCTCCTGCACTGTATTGAGCTTGGCTTGCATCAGGTTGGCGACGGCGTTGCGGATGACCGCGTGAAGCTGATCGGGCGAACTGGCGCTCGATAGGGTGTTCTGCCAGTCGCGGATGGAGTTCACATCGGACGCGCCCGCGCCCTTGAAGAACTTTGCCATTTCGTCGGCAGCCGCCTGCGCGGTCTGCGCGAACGTGGTCTGAGCCGGATTGCCGGTCGCACTTTCGTAGGCGTTCTTCACCGCGTTGAACGGCGTGAAACTGGTATTCCCAAGCGCTTCGACCTGGTTGTCGAGTTCGCCAAGGTGCTGGATGGTCGTATTGACCGAGGTCAGCGTGTTGCCGAGCGCGCCGGAGTCGAGCGACTTGATCATCGCGGCGCGCGCCGGATACTGCGCCATGTCGAAACTCGGGTCGGCGGCCTTTGCCGCAGCGATCAACTGAGTGCGTGCATTGCCCTTGAGCGAAACGACCTTGTTCGGGTCGAGCGTGTAGTTGACCACGCCCGAGACGAGCGGCTGCAGGTTCGGCGGGAGGGTCGAGATATATGCCTTCTGCTGCACCGGATCGGGACGGCCATTGGGCCCGAGCTGCACCGGCACCTGATCGGCCGTAGCCGCGCCGCCGGAACCGTCGGGAGCAGTTGGTTGACCGAACGGGTTGACCTTGTTGTAATTGAGCGGGTTGGTGGGATCGGCAGGACCGCCGGGAACCGGCATCAAGCCGCCATTCGGCCCGACGGTGTAGCCGGGCGGGATCTTGCCGCCGAACTGCGAATAGGCCCGCGCCTCAGCACTCTTGAGCGCATTGTCGGCCATCTTGCCCTGAAGGTCGAGCTGATAGGTCGGATCGATCTGACGCGACAGGAGGGTCGTGCCGATTTCGCGTGTGACGGGGTTCTGCAGGAGCGCCGTGAGGATGTCGCGCGAGGGCAGGCCCGGCGCCATCGGCTCTCCGGCTGCAGGAGGAGCATAGCCGCCCTGCGGATTGGTGCCGCTCTGGCCGGCCCATGCCTTGAATTGCCCGACGGTCATCTGAGAGAGCTGAGGATTGGCCTGCACATCCTCGGGAGGGACAATCGAGGCCATCGGGGTTTCATCGGCGTAGCCGAGAACCTTGGTCGCCGTCGGCGCCCCGAGCAAATGGGCAGCGTAGAGCGTGGTCGGATTGACGGGCTGGCCGGCCTGACGAAGCGCGCCGGCATTCTGCTGCGTCAGGAGCCGAACGGCCGTCTGCTGCTGCGCCGGGTCCATCTTCCCGTCGGGCGTCAGACCGGAATTCGGGTTTTGCGCCACGAGCGCCTGCCAGGTCGGATCGGTGATCTGGTAGAGGCCGCCGGCTGACGATGCGGGATTGGTGGCGTTCGGATTATTCGAACTCTCGCGCTGGGCAAGCGTCTTGAAATAGCCCGCCAGCGTCGGATCGGTCGCCGTGGCCGCGGCGTTCGCGCTGCCGGCAATCATCTGGTTGCCCGGATCGCTCGACTGCATGAGATCGCTGAGGCTCTGTGGCGGCTGCGCGGCAGGAACCGCGGTCGGCTGCTGGCCGCCCGTGGCCGACTTGGCGAGGTCTGCAAGGGTCTGCTCGGCGTTGAGTTCGTCGAGCACCGAACGGACGCCCTGAAAGCCCCGCGCAAAGCCGCCGGCAATATCGGGGTTCGGCGCGTAGCCGGCCGGAACCTGGTAGCTGTAGGCGAGTGCCATCAATAGCTCCCATATCCGCCGAATGACGGCGTCGGCTGGCCGAGCCGCTTGATCCCGGTCGCCGCGCCGATGGTCGCGCCTGCCACCTGCCCGACATTGCCGAGGAGGTTCCAGAGCCCGCCTTGGCCGGCTTCCTGCCCGGCGGCCTGCTGATTGTTGGCCGTGATATTGCCGCTCGCGATGTCGGACTTGAAGTTGAGCAGATCGGCGAGGGAATTATTGGTGTCCGCCGTCCCGGTCTGCAGCATCGAATTGTACGGCTGAAGGCGGCTTACCCAGTTGTCGTATTGCTGGTTGGCGCCGTTGGTGACGAAATTGGCAAGATCGATGGGAAGTTGCCCACCGCCGAGGCCGCCGCGCGCGTCTGCCGTACGCATCAGCGCCTGGATTCCCTGATCCTGGCTGAACTGATAGCCGGGATCCGTGGTGAAGGCCGCGCGCGCTGCTGCCGTGCCGTCCGCGCCATTCACTCCCGTAGCATCGGCGTAGAGATTGGAGCCGCTCTTGGCCAGATCGAGCAGCGACTGCGAATTGCCGAGGGCCTGATTGAGATAGCCGGTTCCAGTCTGATCGAGGCCAGCAATCTGCTGGCGGTTGCGGTCGGCCGCCTGCTGTGTCGCCTGCCCCTTGTTGAGGCCGAGGAAATCACCGATCGATGTCAAGAGGTCAGCCATCACGTCACCCTATCAGCCAGTTGGCCCCATCCGAGACCACAGGAACCTTGTTCGAGCCGCCGCCAGCCACTGTCGAAAGAAACGTCGTCGCCGTAGCGTCCGTCACGAAAGCCCGAGCCCCAGCCCCAGCCGTGGCCGCAGAAGGAAGCCCGGAAACCACCGTCGAGCCGGATCCCATCAAGACGATCAGCGCGTTGAGCCGGTCGACCACGGTCTTGAGGAACGTGTACCAATCGCGCGTCACCAGCCCCGATGGCACATTGACTAGCGCAACGGTGTCGGTCGGAAGGGGATTGGTCTTCTGGATCATGCGGCGAGCGCGTCAATGTCATCGGCGCCCCCATAGAGCGCCACGTCGACCGGATCGGCCACCACAAGCCGGAACTGGATTCCAAGCGCCTTCGTATTCTGCCGCGGGAAGCAATAGATCGGCACCTTCGCGCCCTGCGCTCCAAGGTTACGAAAGAGCGGACTGCCGAACGAACGTCCGCCGTCAATCGACCAACTGATTTGAACCTGCGGCTTGGTTTCGATGGGATCGATGCCCGTCGCGATGCCGACGCCGACCATCATGTCGAAATCGGCGCGCTTGATGTAGGCTCGGCCAGGGAACCGATGCGCCTGTATCGAGCGCACTTCCCAAACGAGTTGATCGGTGTTCTCGCGCTTATAGGTCGGATCGATCCGGTACACGTCGTTAGTGTCGGTATCGAACACCAGCCATTCGTTGAAGGCGTTGATCCCACCGTGTGCGCGCCAGCGGGTCTTGCCGAGCGAAACGCGCTCGTTCCACGCGCCGTTGCGATATTCCCATGTCCACGTCGCGGACGAGATGACGAACACGGGCACGCCGCGATCCACATAGACCGAGGCCTCGATCGCGGTATGATCGGTTTCCGCGGCGATCAGTGCCTCGAGATCGGGCTTTGAAATCTTCTGCGGCTCGTAGCCGACCACTTCCCGCACGGTGTTGTCATTGGCGACGAACATGACGTTGCCGGGGAAGCCGTCTTCCCAGCCGGCGACGGCATACGGTCCCCAAAGACCGACGTTCTTGACCGTCGAGCGTGAGAACGGATAGCCGGTCGCGTTGCCGGTGTTCGACCACACCTCATAAGAGGTGGTGCCCATCAGGAGTTGATCGAGGCCCGAGGCAACGGCGCGATAGAGCCCGTCCACATAGGCCTCCGCCCGCGTCTCGTCGGTGCTTGCAAAGGTGGTCGCGTTGATCCCTGAGGCATAAGAATAGCCGCTCAGCGTCGTCACGAAGAAATACCCATCGAGGAACGACAGCGAATTGCCTGCCGGCAGATCGGGATCGGAGAAGTCGCTGACCGTCGAGCTCGAGATCTGCGACATACCGTCGGAATGAAGGATCAGGATGTTCGGCGTGCCGGCCATGTTTCGCGCCATAAAGACCGGGCCGGTCCCTGGCAGCGTGCCGCTCTGCGCCGTGACGGTATAGGCATCCGCGCTCTTGGTCACGAGATATACCGTGCTGCCGTTGGCGATGTAGAGCTGATCGTCGACGTTGACCGCACCGCGATAGGTTCCGGTCCCCGCCTGAAACGCTGGATTGAGCCCCGGGACGCGCCGATGGATGATGACCGAGCGAGCCCCATCATTGGCCTTTTCGGCATAGGCGTTGATGAGCCGGCCGCCACTCTCGGTCGGATTGATGCCGGGCGCGGTGCTCGGGGGGAAAACAATCTCGGGCATCTTAGAAATACTCGGCCGTCTGCGGCTGGCCGCTCAGGAACGTGACGTTCAGCTGCCGCAGCCGGGCTTCCGCGGCGAGGCGCCTGTTCTCGTCCTGCTGGCGACCAAAATCTTCGGCCGTGGTGTTGGCCAGAAGGAACGCCAGTTGTTCAAATGCATCCTCGTCGATCTGGTCGGGATCGCCCCATTGCCAGACCTGACGGGTTGCAAGATCGCTCATGACCGGTTCCAGCGCGTCGTTGACGATCTGGTAGTCTTCCGGTGCAGCCGCCTGGCCGGCCGGAAGGGCGCCGTTCTTGTGAAGGGCACGGTTCACCAGATCTTCGCGACTCTTGCTCATGAGCGATCCCGCTTACTGTGCCGGCGACGAAGGCTGCACGTAGATGGCCTTGTCGGCATCGCTCAGGGCGTTGAACTGATCGGCATCGGTCTTGCTGAGGCCTTCGATGATCGTTTCGTCACCCTTGACGATGGCATAGACGCCGCGGCCGCGGTGCTTAGCCACGAGTGCCGCCGGCTCATCGGCGCCCGCCAGCTCGAAATGCGGGTTGCCTCGCAACTTGCTGATGAGCGCCGAATGATCGCCGTGATTGAGCTCGACTGCCTGCCCGTCGAAGAAACGAACGCCGCGGGTCGTTACGACGGCGATGTCGCCCTCAGGGGCACGATAGGTGGCAGTGATGGTCAATCGCGCCTCCTACTGGATGAAGCCGACAAGGTAGAGGTCGAGCGTACCGGCCGCGGCCGTCGCCGAACCCGTGGTCGCAGTGACCAGAATGTCGGTGTCGGTCGTGTACTGGTACAGCAGGCCGGTCGAGGCGAGCGTCTGCGTGCTGGTGCCCGCCTGCCCAATGGTCGACGATGACAGGTGGCGGGTGCCAGAGCCTGAATCGCCGACGCTCAGCGCGAGGGTCGGCGAGCCGTTGGTGTCCATGTCGGACGCCACCGCAATGATGCCGGTCACGGTGAAGCCGGCGGGAACGCGGAACGCGGCGGTTACGGCGCCGGTCGCCAGATCAGTGGTCGCCAGATTGACGCGGCGGCCGAACGTCTTATTCGTGCGGGCAAAGCCCTCAGCGCCCTGCTGGGGCTGGGTATAATCGATGCGAGTGGACATCACTCGTCTCCTTCGATTTCAGGAAAAGGGGACGAGCGGAGCCGAGGCCCCGCTCAGATGGATCAGGCGTTGGCCACGCCGCTTACGAAGCCGGTCACCATGCCCCAGTCGACGAGATCGCCGACCGTCGCGCCGGAAACGCTCAGCGGCGCCTTGGCGATCTTGCCGACGCCGTACTGCGCTTCGATGCCCATGCCGGTTACGAAGTCGTAATCGCCATCCTCGAGCTGGGTGGGACGCGGCATCTGCCCGAGGGCATATGCCATTGCACCCTGGCCACACAGGAAGAACGGCTCGACATCGATCGATCCGCCGCCGGCACTCTTGAGGAGCAGGCGCTGCGTGATCTCGGGGATCTCCACGTAGATCACCCCGTCATACACCAGCGAGCCGCCGGTGAAGAGCGGGTTGTTCTTGGTGGGATCGCCGCTCTCGCGAGAACGCGCCTCACGGTTGGCCTGCGTCATCACGGTATCCGCTTTGAGATCGCGGAACGCGCGGGAGCCGAGGAAGCAGATGTACCATTCCTGGTCGGTGTCGACCAACTGGTAGGGCGTGATCTTCGGCTTGCCGTTGTACGTGCCCGGATTGTTCGGGTCGACGCCGGTCTGCTTGGCGATATCCTTGGCGAGCGAACCCACCGCTGCGGTCATCTTGTCCGAGGTGGAATCGACATTGCCGACGGCGGTTGCGAAGGTGGTCGAATAGTTCGCCACCGCCGAGCCAAACAGCACACGATCGGCGTTCGCCGTGACCCACGAGTTCTTGTTGGCCGTGGTGGCCGCCGACCACTTGATGCCGTTGACGCGGTTGCCCGGATTGCCGAGGCGCCCGGACTGAACAGCCGAAGTCGGAATCGAGAGCAAAGCGTCGACCAGATCGTCGCGGACGATACGACGGGCCCAGCCACGAAGCAGCGAACGGGCCGTACTGCGAACCGAGAAGGACGATTCCTTGTTCGAAGCGCGGTTGTTGGCAACGGCATTACGAGCCCAATCGGCCCACAGCGGCATGCCGTAGCTGTCGATGGTCTCTTCATTGCCGCGCAGCGTGCCGGTGCCAACGCCCGAGCCGGTGAGCTGCGTCACCAGCGGAACGTTGATTTCCTTGCCGTCGGCCTGAAGGTCGGCCATGCGGACGATGACCGAAGTCGAGTCGTCGCCCATGTAGGGATCGAACTTCGAGGCCCGCAGGAAGTCGGTCGCGACATCCTTGCGGAACTTGATGAGTTCGTTATTCGGATGGTTCGATGTGAGAGCCATCTTGTGTCTCCGAGCTTAGCCGGCGCTATCCAGTGCGGCGGCGCGATGTGGTGGAGTGGAACAGCTCCGCATCGCTCGGCTCGCCTGCGACGGCGGCTGGAGCGGCGGAGGTGCCCAGGGTGCGAATTGACGGCATTGAGGTCGCGGCTGGACGGCCGGGGGTTTCGACGGTTGCCTGCGCGCCGGCTCGGGCCGCTTCGACGGCTTTGCCCAGGAACTCGGGGTTCTTGAGCGCCTCTTCGAGAATGCGGTTCCGGTAGGCGGCGGGATCGCTGCCGACTTCCTTGAGGACCAATCGGTTCTTGTGCCAGGCGACGAGCTCGCCGAACGGATGATCGGACGAGAGAATGCGCTGCAGCTCGACTTGCGAAGCCGGATCGGTTGCCCGCGCCTGCTTCATGTCCTCGAAGGCTGCATTGACAAGCTCTTGGCCGAACTCCTGCACGGCGAAACGACGCGAGATCGCCTCACCCTGCCGGCGCATGGCCTGCTCGAGCGGGCTGACCGCTTCCTGCACGAACGCCTTGGGATCGTCCCAAATCTCTTTGGGCGCCTGAGGCTGCTGTTCGGTGCGCGGCTGCTGCGGGGTGGCGCGAAGACGAGCGATTTCCGCTCGCAGATCGTCCCGTTCCCGCTCGGCGTTGCGAGCCCGTTCCGACTCCTCGCGGAGGCGGCTCGATGGCACGCTTGCGGGCTGCTCTTCGGCCACCGGAGCGGCAGTCGTGGCAGGCGCAGTGGTCGTCGCCGGATCAGTCGTCGTGGCAGTTACTGGCACTTCCGCTTCGGGCAGGTCCGTCCCAGAAGTGACGGCTGAGAACAAAGCGGTATCGTCGACCGAAAGGTCGCTGGTGGTCGTGTCCATTCGTGATCTCCCGGACTATCGCGTCCGATGGCGTGGCCCTCACTGTCGCGAAGGGCATGCGGGACCGGCCTTGAGGCGTCCGGATTGCCTTGCGCCGTGTCGTGGCGCGGACGAAATTATGCGGCTGCGGGAGCCGGCGGCTGCAACTGAGCCATGATCCGCTGATGCGCGTGGTCGCGCAGCTGCATCACCTGGTCACTGGCGAGGCCTGAGAGCCCGAGGAAGGCTTCCAACCGGGCATCGATCATCGCTGCATCGGCATCGCCGTTCTTGGCAATGCGTGCGACTTCGACCTGCGTCCATGACTCGAGCAGCGCATGCCAGCGATCGAATTCGAGCTGAGCCGGATCGGCGCCGATCTGCCCTTGCGTCTCCCCATAGGCTTTGGCCAGCTTCAGCTGCGTCTCGGCGCGCTTGTTCTGGTTGTCGGCGGCCTTGCCTTCGAGATCGAGCATGGCGCTCTTGATCTGCAGCGGGTTCGGCGGCTGCTGTTGCTGCGAAGCCTGCTTGAACTGCAGTTTCGCTGATGCCGGAAGGCTCGAGGTCGAGACCAGCATCGACAGCGCAGCCTGCGCCTGCGGCGGGTTGAGCATCGGAGCGATCGCCGGCAGGATCTGCTTCAGCGTCTCGTTCATGTCCGCTTCGAGGTTCACCACATCCGGGCCTTCGTCGAGGATAATGTCCACGTCAAGCGAGCCCAGATCATTGGTGATCGTCGGCTGGCCGGTCTGCGGGTCGATGCCGAGGCGGTTGACCGAGAGCCACTGCGCCAGGTCTTCATCGTCCGTAACGCGAATCCAGCGTTCGGCCGTCCAGTGCTCCTGCACTGCGGCCCAGATCGCCCGATAGACGCGAAGTTTCCAGCCCTTGTAGCCGAGGATGAAGGGGCCAAGTTCGGCAATGCCGGCCTGCTGCTGCAGCGCAATGGCGCGGCCCGACATGTCCTGCACGCCAGAGCCCATCAGCGCCGGGTTGAAGCCGTAATTCTCGATCTCTTCCTTGGCCTCCTGAAGGAAACCGAGATGACCCTGCAGCTCCTGGCCTTTAGCGCCGTCGTCGAACTCCGGCGGATTTTGCATGCCGGGGGGGTAAAGCACCACGCCGTCGGGACGGGCCGCTTCGTGGCGTACCTTCTCGACATCGATCCCTTGGCCATCCTGCATGATGACGCGGCGGCTGTTGAGGATGTGCAGACCCTTGGAGCGGCGCTGATTGATCTCGTCCTGGCTCGACTTCATGTTGCGCACGAAGCCGTAACGGTCGCCGTCCTGGTCGACGTTGGCCGAGAACATGATGTATTTGCAGAGGTCGTTCTGCTTTTCGTCGCGGACGTAGGCCGGCCCATCGGCGAGTTTGGCGCTGCCAGTATAGATGCACCAGAACCAGTGCCTGCCGACCTTGTACCAGTGATCGACCAGGCGAATACGACGATGATTGGTGTCGCCGGAAATCCACTTGATGTCGCTGTCGGGGTTGGTCGTCAGTTCCGAGCCGGCGTCGTTGATCGACGCCGCAATCTCTTCCCGCTTGTCGGGAAAGGCCGCGATCAGATCGGCCTCATCGGCCCACTTGCCGATGCCCATGTAGCCGGCATCGGAGAAATCCGGCTGCGTCGAGCGGGGATCGTAGAAGAACCCGGTCGTGTCCACGGTTTCGAAGCCCACCTCGGTGTCGCCGAGATCGCCGGGAACAAGCGTGAGTTCGATGCCGCCGATCCCATCGATCGCGCAGCCGAGCCCGACATTCGGGGACTTCTCTTTCCAGCGCTGCTCATCGAGGACGTACCGCAGAACTGCAGTCGCGACATCGGCGCCCTCCTCGTGCCGTGGCGTGCGCGGGTAGGCCTTGGGATCCTGGCGCTGGCGCTCGAGCAGCCCGACAATGGCGTTGATCTTGCGCGCCGTGCGGTTGAACGTGACCACGGGCTGCTTGCGACGATTGAAGGCGTCGATCTGCTTCTTGGTCCATTGCGAGCCGTGGAAATACCGACGCGCTTCCTGCTGCTCGCGAATCTCGAGGACCTTGAGGTCGAGAAAGTTGAGATAGTCCTGCTTGAGCACGGGCAGGCTTCGTCCACCCGGCTTATCGACGGGCGCAGCGCTTTGATCGGCCATCGATGTCCTCAGTAGCTTTGCCAGTCGCCGGGTGTTGCGGCATCAGAGCGTGACGAGTAGCCCGAGCGGTTCTTGGCGATGTCTTCCGCGCCAGGCTTCGGCCTTACCCACGGCCGAGACATGCAGGCGTATCGCGCCTCGTCGGCTACGTGATCCTCGGCCGAGGTGTCGACATCCTCGAGCCGTTTCGGATCATGCGGGAGCGCCGGCACGGTGCGGATGAAGTCCTTGCAGGTGTCGAAAACGTAGAGCATCGGCACGCCCGCATTGCCCTTGAGCCGGCTGCGCATTTCGTCCCAGCCGCCCATGGCGCCGTTGTGAGCAACGCGGCGATTGTCTGCCGGCCGGAAAATCACCTTGTTACGAATGAACACCTCGGCACGCGATGGGCCGCCGTCTTCGGCGAAGATCGCGGGATCGGCGACCGAGTAGCTGATCTTGTCGCCTTGGTCGCGCTGGACGATTCCGGCAGCGACTTCCTCCGTTGTGAGCTTCAATCCCTTGGTCGGAGCGCTTGCACCGTACCACTCGCGATAGCGAACGAGCGCCCCCCGTGGAATCCTGCCCCAGTCATCGCGCGCGATCGCCCACCAGCCGACCGAAAATGGCGCGGCAGATCCCCAATCGAACGAGCGGAAGCGTTCCCAATCCGAGGGGATCGAGAACGGCTCGATGACGTGCTTGGTCGAGTCCCAGCAGTCAAAGAACGCGCCCTCGATGACATTCCAGTCACCTTGCAGCCATGCCTGTACGAGCGCCTTGCTGCCCGACATGAAGAGGTTGGCGACGTATCCCGGATCATTGTGGAGCAGCTGCGGATTGTCGCTCAGCTTGGCCGGGATGAAGACCCGAGACCGGGAGACTTCCTCGCCCGTGAATGGATTGGTGAACGTCGACTTGATGACGTTCCATGCACCCGGATCAATATAGCGCGACTTGACCCAGCCGTGACCGGGACCGCCTGGATTGCACGATGCCCGAAACCCTGTCGGCACGCCTGCACCTGAGCGCAACGTCGCCTTGATCTTGTCGAGCGGCGCCGGATCGGCGAACTGCGTCAGCTCCTCAACATAGACCCGCGTGTAGTCGTGGCCCTGGTAGTTGTCGGCGTCCGCGTCCTTGTCGAGATACCGAAAATAGAGCACCGCCCCGCTGGGCCAGACGAAACGCTTGTCCTGCTCTTTCCAGACGGCGCCGAGAGGCCGGAACAGCCGCTTTGCCCGTTCGATCGTGGGCAGCAATGCGATCTGCGTCCTGCGGAGAAACAGCCCCTTTGCCTCGGGTCCATAGCGTTTCGCGTGAAGCGCCCAATCGCCGAGGCAGGCATCCGTCTTGCCGCCACCTCGGGCGCCCCCATAGACAACTTCGAACACCGGGCACTTAACGAAGGCTTCCTGCGGACCGCGCTGCGGTCGCCAGACGAACTCAGTTCGGGCGGTGCTCGGCGGCCCAATCCTCTTCGGAGGCAGGCTCGTCGGTAACGTCGACGTTGTAATTGACATTCTCTGCCTTATCGACGACCAGCCCCAGCACTTTGGCCTTGCCGAGCGTCGCCGCTACTGCCGCTGCGGCCGAACCGTTAGTGCGCGCGAAGTCGCGATCCTCATCGAGTTGACGAGCGATGTCCTCGACGGTCACCACGGCCTTTTCAGCGGCTTTTGCTTGGAGTTCGGCGACACGCTTCCTCACGCTTTCATTTGCGTTCAGACGGGCCGCATTGCCCCGGTTTGCGCTGAAGCCGGCGGAAACATATGCGGCGTCCGCTGTCTCACCCTTGGCGAGAGCCTGCGCGAAACGCTCATGCCTGGCGTTATCGAGGACGGGCATGAGTAGCCCTCCAAATGCAAACGCGGCCGGAGATGGTGTCTCCAGCCGCGCGACGTTTGATCGTGCGATAACGGACTGATTTGCCCTGTATGTCAAGCGGCAAGCGATTGCAGCCCGTAGTGCATCACCAGGTAATCGAGGGCGACGTGCAGGTCGGGCACCATGTGGATATGGAACTCGTCCCTGAGGATGAGATAGTCACAGGCCGCGTAGAGCGTCATGTCGCGGTGGAATTGGTTTTCTAGCGCGAGGAGCCGACAAACTTTGTCCCACGCGGCCACGGCACGGCGATGCTCTTCTGGGCTGATCTCGGTATCAGCGCCCCTGCCCGTCGCGGCGCCGATCTCGACAGCCTTTGGCGGCCGAGGTGAACCAATGGCGCGCTGGTAGGCGGCATAGGTCGCGGCGAACGCCTTTGCTGCTTCGTGCTGAGCCGGCGTGATTGAGCGGATGAGCTGCAACCGGCCGCAGACGGTGCCGGCCAGTTCGGTACCGGTATCCTCTGGCTTGACGCCATACACCCGCCGGCGAGCGTCCTTGGCCACTTGCATGGCGGCTTGCTCGTCTATTGTACGGCGAGCCTGCTTCTCAACCTTGCGGCGAGAGAGCTTACCGCTCGGCTCGCGCTTGCCTGGCTTTCGTTTGCGCCCCATCCTACTGCCGCCCCTTGCTCATATTTCCCCGATTTAGAGTGTTATGCTGTTGATTGTGTTTGCTTTTCTGGCGATGGAGCGGTATTCTCCTTGGCGTGTTTAGCGTCTGCAATCACCTCGGCGCAAACCTCAACGCATTCGTCGCAGATGTCGGCCGCAGGCCCCGCAATGAGGTACTTCAACTGGTCCTGTGTCTTGCCGCAGAAGTCGCAAACCCGGCGGCGCATGTAGAGGATGTCGCTCATTCTGTCTCTCCGGTGTTGAGAGCGGCGCGGCGGTTCCACGCTTCACCGGCGGCGTTGACGGCGCCCTGTGGCGTGTCGAATTCGCTGGCATGGCGGTTCTGAGGGTATGGCTGGTAGCGTTTGACGGCGCCGCAGCTCCCGCACATGCTGCACTGAATCCAGCTATCGACCGCGTAGCCGTCCCATTCGTTGAACGATTGATGTTGCAGTCCACCAGTCCCGCCGCAAAAAGGGCAAGGTTTCAGTTCCACCATATCCCCGTCACTCATGGGTTTGGTCCTTTGGGGGTTCGGGAAGGGGCATCCAGTGGGTAATCTTCACTACAGGCTCGCCTGTTTCGGCCACCATTGGCACTTCGATGTTCCAGTAGAAGCCGTTCGGATTGCCATACTGCCAGCCGTCTCCGGCCCACCACATGCTTGCGAAGCGACCAACTTCCTTGCCGGTCACCGTATTGATCGCCCAGCCGTCGATGCGCGTGCCATCCTTCGGCGCGCTATCGATTGTTCTCCACTCGTCACTCACGGCTTTAGCCCTCCTGCATCTTGTTCGGCTTTGACGACTTTGATCCCGTACATCGCAAGCGCCTCTCGGGCGGCAGCTCGGGATTCTTCGGATAGCTTCTCATCCAAAGCCGCCTCAAGTGCATTGCAGAACTCAAAGCGGTGACTTCGCCATGAGCCTTCAGGATCGAACTCCAGCAACATCTTCGGCATCGGTCTATTCCTCTATCGGCTTGGCGTACTGGTGGGGAGGGTCGAGGATGGTCATGGGCTACGCCGTCGTGTGCGCGGAGATCGAGGCTAGCGCCTTCTCCACGGCCACCATGATGGTCTTCCCGTGGGTGACGACCTTGACGCCCTGCGCGTCCTTCTTCGGCTCAACCACGAGCCACGCTTCGATGATGGCGTCATAGCGAAGGAACATGTTGGGCGGCAGCGAGGATGCAGCGTCCGCCAATTCCCATTCTGTGTCGTTGTCGATCATTTCACTTCACCTTGCGCCCTGGCGCGGTTGAGGTTGGTCATCATGAAAAGCTC